TACAAAGTGTTGGAGGATAACTCAGTCTTTTGTTGTTAGTGACGATAAAGACTATTGGGAAGATATACTAGATTATATTAGTGGAGATTGATTATGATGTTAGACCTTGAGTCTATTTTAAAAGAATGGCAAGAAGATTGTCAAATACCGCAACACCAACTTGACGAAACACAACGACTAACTCCCAACTTACATGCTAAGTATTTGCAATACTTGTCGTTGACCAAACTAAATCTTAAACGTGCAGAACATGCACAACATGACTTGTTGAAAGACAAGTGGCACTACTATCAGGGAAGCATGGATCAGGATTCGATTCGTGAACGTGGATGGAATCCAGATCCCTTTGATGGACTACGTGTACTTAAAGGTGATATGGATCGATATTATAATGCAGACAAGGACATTCAAAAGTCCGAAGAGAAAATTGCATATCTTAAAACTATCATAGATACTTTGGAAGAAATCATTCAGACGTTGCGGTGGAGACATGCAACAATAAAAAACATAATGGATTATCGGAAGTTTGAATCAGGCGCATAATGGATAATACGATAAGAGTGAAGATGTTGAATCACTCGTACATGGCGATAGAATCTAATCCCGCACAAGAACAAGAGTTGAGAGACTATTTTTCTTTCTTTGTGCCGGGCTATCGTTATATGCCTGCATACAAGAGAAAGGTCTGGGACGGCAAGATAAAACTCTACAACATGGTGACCAAACAGATTCATGTTGGTTTGTATCATCACCTACGCACCTTCTGCGGTGAAAGATTCTACCCTATGCAGATCATCTCTAGTTCAGAGTATGGAACGCCTGTTGATAGTAATAAGATCAATCATCCTGAACTGGTAAAGTTCTTGTCAAACCTAGAAACGCCTTTTGAGACAAGAGATTATCAGTATGATGCGATTGCACACGGACTAGAAAAGAAACGTTGTTTGTTGTTATCACCTACCGGCAGCGGCAAGTCTTTTATTATATACAATATAATGCGTTGGGTCAAGGAGAAAGTTGACGGAAAGATATTGATTATTGTTCCGACAACAAGTCTGGTTGAACAGATGTATAAGGACTTCGAAGAGTATGGATTTGATGTGGAAAATGAGTGTCATCGAATCTACTCAGGTAAGGACAAGGTGACAGAAAAACAGGTCATTGTTTCTACATGGCAGTCCATCTATAAGTTCGGAAAGGAATACTTCGAAGACTTTGACTGTGTGTTCGGAGATGAAGTTCACTTATTTAAAGCAAAGTCTCTATCCACTTTGATGGACAAGTGTATTAATGCAAAATATCGATTTGGTACTACAGGTACGCTGGACGGAACAGAGACGAACAAATTAGTACTTGAGGGATTGTTTGGGCCTGTGTTTAGGGTCACTACGACTGTTAAGTTGCAAGAAGATAAAACTCTTGCTGAACTGGACATCTCTATAATTCTGTTGAAATACCATAATGACATTTGTCATGATATGAAAGGTAAGACCTACCAAGAAGAGATCGACTATATAGTTAATAACAAAGCAAGAAATAAGTTTATAACAAAACTTGCTTTGGATCAAAAAGGAAATACCTTGGTTATGTTTCAATTCGTGGAGAAACACGGAAAGGTTCTCTATGAGTTAATTCGAAACGGTGCGGAGAAAGGACGAAAAGTATTTTATGTCTCTGGTGAAGTAGATGCGTCTGACCGTGAACAAATACGTGGTATAGTAGAAAAAGAAAAAAATGCAATCATTGTTGCCTCATTGGGGACTTTTAGCACAGGCATCAACATACGTAATCTTCATAACATTGTGTTTGCTACGCCTTCCAAGTCTCAAGTCAAAGTCCTTCAATCCATTGGACGGGGGCTTCGACAGTCTGATAACAATCAGCGGACATCTTTATTTGATATCGCTGACGATTTTTCTGTCAAAAATTATAGAAATTTTACTCTGAACCATAGCGGAGAAAGAATAAAGATATATACCAAAGAAGGATTTAAATACAAGATATATCCCATAAACCTTAAAGGAACTGAATAATGACATATGACTTAACAAGGGTCAAACAACTAAAACTAGTCACAGGCGAAGAAGTTATATGCGAAGTAGTTGATGAAGATGAAGAGGACATTATTGTAAGGAACGCTCTTACTATTCAGTTTCATATCACTGACGAAGGTACTAAGATGTGGACGTTCAAATACTTCATGTGTTATCAGGATGATCCAGATCGATTCATATTAATTAAACCAGATAAAATTGTTGCTATATGTAAACCGATCACCGACCTACTGCAACAATATGTAAGTGGACTTGAAGCGATGATTGATTTTGGTGAAGAAACCGAAATTGATCCTATGGAGAGACACCTAAAGAAAGATAGTGATAGTTCAAATATCATAGAGTTTCCGACTCTTCATTAGGTATATTATCCGGCGGTGACCGTTGAACAGAGTTTATCACAAAAATAAAACTTTGTCAAGAGTAAATTTTAATTGACATGTACTGTATCGTATGATACACTTTCTGTACTACTTTATAAATGGAGATATTATGGCTAAGGTAAAACCAAAAGAAAAACCGCATTACGTTAACAACAAAGAGTTTTCTCAGGCGGTTGTGGACTACTGTACGACTGTGCAAGAAGCAAGAGATCAGAAAGAAAGTACGCCTGTTGTCACTGATTACATTGCTACTTGTTTTCTCAAAATCGCAGAGGGTCTATCTCACAAGTCTAACTTTGTTCGATACACATACCGTGAAGAGATGGTGATGGACGCAGTAGAGAACTGTCTCAAGGCGATTGAGAACTATGACATCGAAGCTGCAACACGATCAGGAAAACCAAACGCCTTTGCATATTTTACTCAGATTTCTTGGTATGCATTTCTTCGGCGCATTCAGAAAGAAAAGAAACAACAGGACATCAAACTAAAGTACATCTCTGAAGCAGATGTTACAGAGTTTCTTGAAGAGAACACAGAAGGTGGATATTCCGACTACAATGGATCTCAACCTTTTGTTGACCAACTTCGTATGCGAATCGACTCAGTAAAAGATGCCGACACTCAGTTCAAGGAGTACATGCAAGATCAGAAGAAACAACGTAAGAGACGTGCAGTATATGTTGATTCTGATTTAAATGATTTTATGGTTTGACATTTGCCTCTCAATGGGGTATAATGTCTGATATATTTGTAAATGGTATATTATGAAAATCGCACTGCTAAACGATACCCACTGTGGTATTCGTAATTCCTCTGACATTTTTATGGGATATCAAGAACGCTTCTATTCGGAAGTGTTCTTTCCCTATTTGTTAGAGAACGATATCAAACAAATTATTCACCTTGGTGACTACTACGACAATCGTAAGACTGTCAATTTTAAGGCATTGAATCACAATCGTACAATCTTTCTTGAGAAACTACGAGAACATGGTATCACTATGGACATTATTCCAGGCAACCATGACACTTACTTCAAGAATACGAATCGACTGAACTCGCTTAAAGAGTTGCAGGGTCACTACATGAACGAAGTGAACATTGTTGAGAAACCTACCGACATGAAGTATGGGTCTATGACAATGGCTCTGATACCTTGGATCAATGCAGAGAATGAGAAAGCAACACTTGAGTTTCTTTCTACTTCAAAAGCAACACATGTGGGTGCACACTTAGAACTTGCTGGATTTGAAATGGATCGTGGGTTAGTGTGTAAGGATGGTATGTCACCCAAACATTTCGAAAAGTTTGAGATGGTTCTGACAGGTCACTTTCATGCCAAGTCTTCGCAAGGTAATATCCATTATCTTGGCGCACAGATGGAATTCTTTTGGAATGATTGCGGTGATGCAAAACACTTTCATGTTCTTGATACCGAAACAAGAGAACTGACAGCGATTCGCAATCCTATCAGTATCTACGAAAAGATCTACTATGATCATGAAAAGATAGATGACTTTAAGTTCAAGGATATGCGATATCTTGACAACAAGTTCGTCAAGGTAATTGTGGTAAACAAAGGTGATGCTCTAAAGTTCGAACGATTCATTGAT